GTCACCGGATGCCTCATTGATCTCGATGTTGTCCGCGACTGCCGGAGCTTCGGTCTGCGCCGTGACCGTCAGGGTGAGCGTCTCTGCTGCCGCTGCTGTCACGGTGACGACCTTGACCCGGTACTTCCCAGGTGTCGCTGCACAGGAGAAGCTCTCCACAGCCTTCGTGAAGTTGACCAGTCTCCTGTAGATGACGCCGGCTTCGGCGTGCTCGATGTCGAGCGATACCGCCGTCGGCGCTGCACTGAATACTAGCTCGAAGACAAGGAAGCCTCGAGCCTGTCCGGGCAGAAACTCTGCCACTGCTGAATAGTCACCTGCGCTGAGACCGCTGAAGGTCTCTGCGCTCCACAGGTTGACCGTCGCGCCTAGTCTAAGGGTAGGCATTACTTACCTCCCTCCTTCCTCAATTGCTTCACCAGCTCACCAATATGATTGGCAGGCCAATCGCAACCTTTTTGGGAGGCATGGTCACTCGCGAACCTGGTCACGCCATCCCTGTCCTTGCCATACGAGGAGAAGTCGAACTTCTCTCCGCACTTGTAACATTGCATGAAGACCTCCTTTTCTTCTCTACATCGCCATGTTTTCTTGGTGCGTTCTAGCTGTCAGACAGGCTGGACTAATGCAATGCCTGTACTCACAGAGATGGGCGATCTCTTTGCCATGCGGGATGGGACCAACGAAGGTCTCATAAGAGACTCTTTGAGCACGAGTAGTTTTCCCCTCGGCGAAGACCAGCGCATAGCCGTTCCTGTTCAAAGCCCCAGTCCACAACCAGTGGTGAGCATTGGACTGGTCGACGTGTCGGAGAAGTTGGTCAGCAAGCTGCAAGCTACCCTCCTCCTCCTCCAGCTCCAATGAGGGCAATCGTGAGAGTGATTTCCTCACCCGAGCCAATGGTAACGGTCTCGACTCTACCTCGCACGAACTTGGCAGAACCATCCTTGTACCGTGCTTCTCCTGTAATTACCGTCGAGGAGTCGAGGTCCGTCCAGACCGAATTGTCCATCGAGATCTGAAGCGCGACGTCGATCGCGTCGACAGCGACCAAGAAGCCCGTACTCCAAGCGAATCCCACGTTGTTGCTTGGAACCGCGTAAGCCGTGCCGTTGAGTGCATTGGATGGCGTAGCGGCGTCGAGACTCTTTACCGGCTCGCCGAATTGTATTGCTTCCATCTTCTTATCCTTCCGGTGGAGGCACTGACTCAGCAGCCCCCGATTTCTGTGCCTGACCACCCTTAGGAGCAGGGACTGCGGCTGCGGCTTCAGCAGCAGCTTGTTGCTCCTGCATCATCTGTAGAATGAACTCATGCTGCTGTACATGCTCGACGACCATCTGGAAGCCCTGCGGGTTGATCTCCTTGGTCTTCCTGCCATCCTCACCTGCTGCCCACGACTTCCCTGTTATGGCGTGCATCTCATGGTCATCCATCATCTCATCGACCATGACCGGCGCACCGATTAGGATGTCGTGGATCTCCTGAAGCTGCTGTTCGCGAGCTTCCTCACCCGGAACCTTGAAGCGATTCAGTCCGATAAGGATCCGAGACATCTCTCCGATATTCTCAGGTGAGAAGACGAAGTCTGAGAGCATGGGATTTCCAGTCTGGATAAGTTCGAGCAGTGCGCCTCTTTGCTGTTCTGTGGTGAGAGGGAACGTATCAGCGTTTTCGGGCCTGACCCTTCCGATTTCACCGTCTGCAATGTCCGCGAGCTTGATCCAGACATTGAGGAACCCCTTTCCGACCTCTTCGACGAACTTCACGTCCTCACCCTGGAACTTCATGTGAATCCGAAGCTCGTTAACAGCCTTCTTCATCACCTGAGCCCAACAGATGCCGAGGTTGAACCAAAGAATGCCGAGTCTCTGAAGGGCGGATTGCTTTGCTTGACGATACTCGTCAGCGGTTCTCGAAGAACCCTTCTGCAAAGGTCCGCCATGAATTCCAGGGAAGTCTCCTGTCGTCGACATTCCGTACTGGTCGAGCGCATCACGGAAGATGCTCTCATTATCTCCGAGGGTCGCAGGTTTGAACTGGAAGAATCCGGCATCCAGGTTCTGTCCAGGTGGTCGCTTCGCTTGGAAGATACTACCGGGAGACTTCTCGGAGTTCGCATACTTCTTGAAGTTGAGGACCGTTGGGTCCCCAAACGAGTCGGGGATACCGAAGAGGATCTTCTCCAATGTGAGCTGGACCACGTCGTTCGTCATGTCCTGAATGGGGATCATCGGCTTCCCCATAGGATCTCCATGGACATGCTCGGCGAAGGGATCTGGCACGAGAGTCCAATGCTCGTCCATGGACTCATCGAAGGCTTCCACGAAGATTTCATCGACGAAAGTCACCTGCACGCCTTCGGGGAACTTGACACGAAGAGAAGCTCTCACATTCTCGTCAGCGATAAGCTCGTATGTCCACTTGCGGAACCAACAGCGATGGAGCGTTCTCTGATCAGAGTCAGGAGTTGCTCCCTCAAGAGACCGCCGAGCAATGCGGGATTGATCCGAGGTTGAGGTCTGCGCTGGAGAACCTTCCTTCACTTCGGCTTGAAGCTGAGGGAAGATGCTCACCAACTGCGCCCAGTGACCTTCCGTCTCGAGAATGAGGTATCCACCTTGTTGGAGTTTCTTGATGTTGTAGGGGATACGCACATGGCGCGGTCCGTAGACTTCGATCTTTTCTTTGCCCTTGGGGATCTCCTCGATCTTCGTGACGGCGGGGATCGTCTCTGTCGTAGTCTCCTGAACTGCCTCCTGGCCACAGTCGGGGCATATGCTGTTCGGAGTCTGAACGGGAAGTTCGTCTCCGCATCCAGGGCAGTGCGCTTCCGTCATATCCTGCTCTGACGAGCCGTACTCCCGCTTCTCGAGCATTCCGTACTCTTCATCGTAGACATACGTGTTGTAGTAGGCTACGAAAGGCTGATTCCAGCGGGTGTAGATCGCTCTCAGGTGCAGGAGCTTCGCTTCATTGTCGTCGGCGATATACTCAGAAGCCTTCGAGTAAGCTTTTGCGGTGTTGATGTCTTGTGGGTCGTCTGCGTCTTCTGGGAAGAATTTGACTTGCGGGGTTCCAGTGCTTAGTGCAGCAGCGATAGACTCGCCTCTTGCTCTGTAGGTATTGACTATCTTGGAGCCAATGTAGGTATCTTCCAGTTCGCCTGCGGACTTGAGGACTCCAGCTGCGGAAAGGAAGGACTGAGAGTCCGTATCATAAACGACATCCTGGATGCCACGCCAGTAGTTCTCATACATCTGCCAGATGGGAGTCATCTTCTCCCGAATCTCGTCGTCTGGCTCAGTAATGGTGTCTCGAATGAACCTGAGGGCAGTCTTCTCCTCGTCAGTCAGCTCGACTGAGTTTCCAATCTGAAACGTCGTGACCTCAGGCTCAGGAGGACCTTGAGGGCCTTGAGGAGGACCCATAGGAGGACCAGGCGGAGGTCCTCCTATTGGTTCCTCAAAAGCCTCCGTTAGTGCAGCTGGTGGCGCCGTTCCCATTTACTTCCTCCGTCTGTACTCCTTAACGGCGTTGCGGATAGCCTCTGCTAGGAACACAGCGAGAAGAGACGGAACGCCCATCTCGATGAGTACCCCTGCGTCGGCAAAGTATCCTGCGAACACGAGCCCTGCAGCGGCTCCGGATGCCCACAACGCTGGCCGGAGACCCTTCCAGACGGTCTTCCAGAGGCTGTACGGTGGGTTGACCTGGTACTTTTCACTCACTGGCATATCCTCCCCCTCATAGGCGAACGGTCCAATAACCACTAGAACGGAGTCCAGATGACTTCGGCTCCGTAGCCCCAGTCGGATGGAGCCGACCTCGACTTGTACGCAGCAGCGACGAGAGAGAAATCATCGCCGAGCTTGTACAGGGCAGAGAAGTAAAGCTTGTTTTTGTCGATGTGACCGACAACCACGAGATCCTTCTTGTCTTTCTTTCGAGCAATCGCGGCTGTGATGGCTTCGTCGAGTTTCTTGTCCGAGAATCGACGAATACCATTCGTCTCTGTGAGAGCAAACGGATCCACTATCCGAGGCGTCATCGGTGTGTGCAGTCCTGATCCAGGCATTAGTTATCCACCCTAAACTTGCTGACACCACAGACCTTGCCGTCTGCGATGCATCCCATTACCCTTGTGTCTCCGTGGACAGTGGCAACATACCACATCCCGGATTGAGTGTATTGGCCTTCCTTGACCCAGTCTTCCCCGTTACAGCCAGCGGCAACGTTCTTCGGGTGATTCTGATTGACACCCCTGATCACGAACCAGGGGTCGAATGAGATATGCCCGTTCGATTCCACTGCGGAATACGTAGGACAAGGTTGCTCGTTGAACTGCTGCTCGCAAGCGAGTCGTTGAGGATGACCATCAGGGGCTACGGGACCACGAGTTCTTCCTTTAGCACACGCTTCCGGCCAAAGACCTAGTTGGCAATAATAGTCCTCGCCAAAGGTGGCTATAGGCGTCCCAGTCACGATCATCCTGCTCTGGCGCTGGATCTTGTACTCGGGGTTCATTGCTTCAGATGCTTTCGGAGTACCAAAGGTACATTCTCCACTCGGAGGAGACTCACAGGCTGGCGCTTCCTCGCAATGCTTCGAATTGGTTGTCGGGTTGTGCCAACAGGGTTGTTCAACGGTAGAGCATGTCTGGCCTACCTCGTGGCAGCCAGGCATGTTCAGCTCGCACTTCCACGGAGGCTTGGGCTCACACTTCCCGTTGACGCAAACCTGGCCTTCCGGACACTCTCCGAGCTTGCAGGGTGGAGTGGGCACACACCTGTAGACGTCGTCCACCTTTTCACAGACGAGACCCAGATCACAGCCGAGCACCCGACAGTCAACCGGAGGCGGCTTCCCTCCACACGCGACAGCGAAGAAGCCTGCGGCAGCTAGCACGAACGCGACGAAGAAGACGAGGCAACCACCACCTGAGCCTCCATGCCCAGGACCTTTTCCAGAACCTCCATGTCTACCTTGTATTTTCATTAGACTTCTTCCTTCTCTCAGCTAGAACCTCAGTTGCTCTAGCCTTCAGTTGAGATGGCGTCCTTGCGGCTCTGCCGACGGCTTGAAAGTCCTCAAAGTTGATCTCAGCTTGTGGGGCTGGAAGAACTTCGGAACCAAGACGGGCAAGCAGAGCGGTATTGACTGAACGCTCATATGCGATATCAAGCTGTAACTGCTCGATGAGACGCTCATTGGCTTCGATAAGCCGCTCTACGGGATCGACGGGTGCGGAAGCTGTGGTAACGCCTAACAGGCGCCGCATCAGTTCTCTCATCTTCTTCAAGTTTCTCCATCTCCTGATAGAAGGATGTCATGTCGCCAGTAGCGTGTAGTTTCTCTATGACTGTATCACGTCGTACCAGTGATTTATGAGCATCCGCGGATTCGTCAAAGTAACGGTGGACTCGCTTGAAGCCGTATCTGCCTCCATCGTAAGGATCATCCCCGTCGAACTTAAGGACATCCTCTGGCTTCTTCGGATCGGAGACGCAAGCGATAACTGCCCGAATGAATTCGGGGCAAGTGTCGAAGACTTGAAACTGCGGAAGGTTCTCCTCAGGTGGCTCGGGGTCAAAGTACTGGCGATAACGTAGAGAAGCCTCTTCGCCACGTCGGCGAAAAATCAAATCCTCCGTATCCTTACTGTACCCCGTAGGCGGCTCAAATCGTACAGGTCTGGGCTTCCACCTGAAGTATTCGTGCATGAGGAGCTTGCCGCCGATTCTATCGGAATCCGCTCTCTCCATGGGGAGAAGAGTAGCTTCCTCGATTTGCTGGGAAAGCGTCTTCTCGTCGCCTCTGTCTCCCCATGCTGAGCGGTCCAGAGAGGCTGGAGTCTTGAGGTTCACGTATCTATGCGCGCGACGCGCTAGGTCAGCTCCCCAGATCTTGATCTTGACCTGCTTAGCAGTGAATTCTTCGCAGAGATAGAAACGGCCTATCGGAGATATTGCGAAAAAACCAGCCCACATCGGGTGATCGAATCCCCAGTCAATTGCTAGGATCACTGGCCAGAACTCTGGGATAGGGAAGGGCTTGATAACGTGGATGGCGTTATCTGGCTCATCGGGCATCTGCTGAGTGCGGAACTCAGTGAAGACCTGACCAGCTACAGCATCCCAGTCTCCGTAGAGCTTGGAGCGCTTTTCTGCTTCAGGAAGGAGCATCAGAGAGTTAATGTACTCTGGATTCTCCTTCATGATGAGAGGATTGTCCGTCACCTTTGCGGGGATGAAGATCCTCTTGACAGTCGTTCCGTCAGGCATCTGCTCTGCGATTATTCGTCTGCCTCCCGGAGCGGGGTCGATGAATCTCTCCTTAACCCAGGCGTGTCCGATTCCGAGTGGGTTGGAAGCTGCCCTGGCATATGCAGGTAGACCTGGAACGGTTGTACGACACCTGACGTGGACAAGATACATCCACCGGAAACGGGTAAAGGCTGTGAGTTCATCGAAGGCGACATAGTTATACTGAGCAGTATCATGCTGATAAACCTGCTCATCCCTCTGAAGATAACCGAAGCGGATTACTGCTCCGGAAGGGAATTTCCAAGCGAAGGTAGGCTTGCCTGAGTAGGTAGCCCCTAGTGGTCTATAGAGGTGCTGGGATTCAAAAACCAGTGATTCTTCCTGCTCTCGGAAGGACTCACGAAAGAGGATTCCATGGAATCGAGGGTGTTCATGAAGTCTCCGGAGTATTGGATCCATGAGTAGTGCATAAGACTTGCCTGGGCCAGCAGCACCTCCGAAGAACGCTTCTTTGATTGAAGTTGGGATACCAAAGAATTCCTCCTGACGAGCGAAAGGAATGAAGTGCTCAGAGTCGCGTTCTTGCTCTTCTACCAAGCTCTAGTATCCTTCAGGCACCGTGAGGTCTGTGATGTGGCCACTCAGGGGAGGATTGTAGAACTGAACTCCTCGATAGTAGGTCTCGTCTCGCCGGCACTCCTGCTCGAACAACTCACGTGCAGTGGGTACGTGACCCCCATTAGG